TGATAAAAGAACACTATCTGACTAGAGGATCGTTTAGTTGGAGGGATGGTGTCAAGGACTCTCAAGTTATTTTTACTCCTGACAACAGGGGAAGGTTTCTAGTTAGTTGGACACCTGCAAGGCATTTACAAAACAATGTTCACGAAAGGAACGGAAGTAAGCATCCCGGTAATGAGCATATAGGATCTTTCGGTTGCGACTCTTACGATATATCTGCAGTAGTTGGAGGGAGGGGATCAAACGGTTCATTACACGGGATGACCAAATTTCATATGGACGAGGCTCCTGTAAATCAATTCTTTTTAGAGTACATAGCAAGGCCACAGACTGCAGAGATATTCTTTGAGGAGGTGCTAATGGCTTGTGTATTCTATGGTATGCCAATACTAATAGAGAACAATAAGCCTAGGTTGCTTTATCATTTTAAGAATAGAGGGTATAGGGGCTTCTGTCTAAACAGGCCGGACAAGCAATATAATAAATTATCAAAGACTGAGAAGGAATTGGGTGGTATACCAAACACATCTGAGGATGTTAGGCAGGCCCATGCCTCGGCAATAGAAAGTTATATTGAGAAGTATGTTGGTTTAGATCTGATAGGAACCTACAGGTCTCCTGATGAGATGGGGACAATGCCATTCACTAGGACACTAGAGGATTGGGCTAAGTTCGATATAAACGACAGGACTAAGTTTGATGCCTGTATAAGCTCAGGTCTAGCCATAATGGCTAATCAGAAACATATGTATATGCCTGAGAAAAAAGAATCAAAAATAAGTATTACATTTGCAAGATACAGAAATGATGGCACAACAAGTGAACTACTTAGATGAAGAATATATTAATAGACATAACTTCTACTGTTTTTCCAAGTCAATTAGCTACTGATGCCGAAAAGGCTTCGGAGTCATTTGGACTACAAGTAGGTCAGGCTATTCAATACGAATGGTTTAGAAAGGATGGTACATCCTGCAGATTCTACAACAGGTGGAGAGACTTTCATCGTTTACGATTGTACGCTAGAGGTGAGCAATCTGTGGCTAAATACAAGAATGAATTAGCAGTTGATGGTGATCTTTCTTATTTGAATTTAGATTGGACACCTGTTCCTATTCTTCCAAAGTTTGTTGACATTGTTGTAAATGGAATGTCTGATAGATTGTTTAAGGTTAAGGCCTACGCTCAGGACGCAATGTCTCAGGCTAAGAGAAACAAATATCAGGACATGGTTGAGGCTCAGATGGCAGGTAAGCCTGTGCTTTCAAAGATTCAGCAGATGACAGGAGTTGATCCATTCATGATGGACCCTGACAAGTTACCTGAGAATGATGATGAGCTTTCTTTATTTATGCAGCTTAATTATAAGCCTGCAATTGAGATAGCAGAAGAGGAGGCAATCAATACTATATTTGATGAGAACCATTATCAAGATATAAGAAAGAGGTTAGACTATGACATGACCGTTATTGGTATAGCCATAGCCAAGCACGAGTTTCTTTTGGGTGAGGGTGTTAAGATATCTTATGTTGATCCGGCAAACGTAGTTTATAGTTATACTGAAGATCCTTTCTTTAAGGATTGTTTCTATTGGGGAGAGATAAAGACATTACCTCTAACTGAGTTAATGAAGATTGATCCTACTCTTACTAAAGAAGACTTAGAAGAAATATCACAGTATAGTCAAGGGTGGTATGATTATTATAACGTAGCTAGATTTTATGATAATACAGTTTTCTTTAGGGATACCTGTACTCTTATGTACTTTAATTATAAGACAACTAAGAAGGTCGTTTATAAAAAGAAGATACTAGAGGGTAATGCAACTAGGGTTATAGAGAAGGATGATACATTTAATCCTCCTGCTGAGATGATGGAGGAGGGAAAGTTTGAGAAGATTGAGAAAACCATTGACGTATGGTACGAAGGTATCATGGTGATGGGAACAAATATGTTGATTAAGTGGGAGCTTGCTGAGAATATGGTTAGACCTAAGTCTTCATCTCAGCACGCAATACCAAACTACGTTGCCTGTGCCCCAAGAATGTATAAGGGCGTTATCGAGTCTTTGGTTAGAAGGGTGATACCATTCGCTGACCTTATTCAAATAACACACTTAAAGCTACAGCAGGTTATTGCTAGGGTAGTACCGGATGGCGTATTCATTGATGCAGATGGTTTGAATGAGGTTGACCTAGGAACAGGTGCAGCTTATAACCCTGAGGACGCATTACGTTTATACTTCCAAACGGGTAGTGTTATCGGAAGAAGCTACACTCAGGACGGTGAGTTTAATAATGCTAGGGTTCCTATTACTCAGCTTACATCTAACTCAGGTGCGTCAAAGACTCAGATGTTGATAGCAAACTACAATCATTACTTAGATATGATTAGGGCTGTGACAGGTCTTAATGAGGCTAGGGATGGTTCAACCCCTGATCCTAACGCCTTGGTTGGTATTCAGAAGTTGGCAGCATTAAATTCTAATACTGCAACAAGGCACATACTTGAAAGTAGTTTATTTATGTACAGAACATTAGCAGAGGCATTAACGTATAGGGTATCTGATATATTAGAATACGCTGACTTCAAGGATGACTTTGCTAATAAGATTGGTAAGTACAATGTTTCAATCCTTAACGAAATTAAGGATCTTTATATTTATGATTTTGGAATATTTATCGAGGTTGCTCCTGACGAAGAACAGAGAGCGCAGCTTGAAGCTAACATACAGATGGCTCTATCTAAGGGCGATATTAATTTGGAGGACGCTATCGATATTCGTGAGATGAAGAACCTTAAGTTGGCTAATCAATTATTAAAATTGAAGAGGGTTAAGAAGCAGGATAGAGAAGAGAAGATGGCTATGCAGCAGCAGGCAATGGTTGCTCAGCAACAGATGCAGGCTCAACAGTTGGCAGCTCAGACAGCTATGCAAAAGATAGAGGCTGAGGCTAGGGCTAAGATGCAGATTAAGCAAGCTGAGATAGCTTTTGAAATTCAGAAGATGGAGAAAGAGGCTCAATACAAATCTCAATTAATGGCTGAAGAATTTAATTATAGTATTAAGTTGAGGGGTATTGAAGGGTCTGAACTATCTAAGAGGGAGAAGGAGAGAGAGGACGCTAAGGCTAAAAGAATAAGCATTCAGAATACCCAACAATCTAAGTTAATAGATCAAAGAAAAAACAATCTGCCTCCTCAAGATTTTGAATCTAACGAGGACAGTTTAGATGGTTTCGACCTAGCTGAGTTTTCTCCTAGATAATTATTTGAAAATAATTAGTAACTTTGTAATCAATTAAAATTAAATCAAATGGAAATTAAAGTAAGAGCTTTGGACAATATTGAACCAAAGAGTGTTCAGGAAGTTGAAAAAGAACTTTTAGAAAAGCATGAGCAGGAAGTCAATGGAGTGAATGAAGCTCCGGCAACTGAAACTAATACAGAGGTTGTTGTAGATAATGCAACACCTGATTTAAAAGAAGAGGACGTTCTTTCATATATTGGTAAAAGATACAACAAACAGATTAACTCATTTGATGAGTTGATGACAGAGCGTAGTCAGTCAGAGGAATTGCCTGAGGACGTTGCTGCATTTTTGAAATATAAAAAGGATACGGGAAGAGGATTCGAGGACTTTCTTAAATTAAAGAAGGATTACGACTCGATGGACTCTGACCAATTACTTAAAGAATATCTAGCGTCTACCCAAGATGGGTTAGACCAAGAGGATATAGAATCTCTTATGGATGACTATAGGTACGATGAGGACCTAGACGATGATTCAAAAGTAAAGAGAGTTAAGATAGCTAAAAAGAAAGCTGTTGCTGAAGCTAAAAAATTCTTTAATTCACAGAAGGAAAAATACAAGCTGCCCCTTGAGTCAAGTTCGGTAGCCGCTTCTGAAAGTGAAAGAAAAGAGTTTGAAGAGTACAGGCAATATATAGCTAAAGCTAAAACTGTTGAAGAGGAAAGTAACCGTAAGCGTCAGTGGTTCGATAAGAAAACTGACGAGGTCTTTAGCGGAGAGTTCAAAGGTTTTGAGTTCAATGTTAACGATAAAAAAATTATGTTTGCTCCCGGAGACTCTGCAGAGTTAAAGAAGATTCAGTCTACACCTGCGAACTTTATAAATAAGTTCTTGGATGAGAATGGATTGATTAAGGACGCTGCGGGTTATCATAAGTCATTAGCGATGGCGATGAATCCTGACAAGTTTGCTAGGTTCTTTTATGAACAAGGACTAGCAGATGCAACTGAGAATGTAATGCGTAAGACGAAAAAT